TTACTGTGACTCCTTCAAGCTCTTCTTTGAAGCTTGAAATGTCTTAGGGTGCATTAAAATAACATCCTCGGGAATAGAGGTGGACTGCAGTATTTTCTTTTCTTTAGCAATCAACAAGTTTTCATTTGATGACCCGTAGACTTCGGATTGTTGAATGAGATTGCTAAATTGATTTGATAATGATTTCATGATTACTCGTTCATACACCGAGACCACATGATTGTTCAGCATAGTAGCAAGCATTCTCATGCTTTCTTTAGGATATTCTCTAAATGAATCCAAGTGCTGTCTGCAATCGAGTTCGCCAAGAAAGATTTCATCCCCGACAGAACATTCAGAAGTAATTTTTATGCCAATCCCTTCTTTAGGAAGTTCATAGTTGATTCTCATATCTTGAGAAATTGCTGGAAAACGGTCTTTCAATGCAAGTTCTATATCTGAAAATAACTTGTTGATGAAATCTTTTTGTTCATCAGTCCAATTTCCAGTTTCTATGAACTCCTTCTCAAATGAATTATTTCCCATCTAAAATACCTCAATTAAGGAGTCATAATTTCATTATATCTGTCAATGATTGACTGATAATATGCTTCCTCATCAGATCCTGTTGTTGTTTGAGATTTAAGAGACTCTAACTTATTCACAGCTACCTGCATCGCTTGTTTGGATATTCTTCTTTGATACATTCTCATCGTCTTACACCTCATTATCTATAAACAAACCATATTCAAGGAATTGAGCTGCAATATCTTTCGTTCCGTCTGGTGTCCAATAGAATTTTATTTTGAATGCGTTGAGAGGTTGGTTTGCCAAAGGTATCCCTACGTACGTGTCTATTTTCTGATTTTCTAATATAGGCACATCAGTGGAGCTTAGCACATCAAATTTCATTAGGTCCAATAGGTCAAGTGCTCCTCTTCCCTCAACTTTTGCAGTCACATAGACTCCTTTAACATTCTCCACACTGAAAGTCTTTGTCTTTAGGTTAAATCCTATTTGTTCTCTTCCAGTCTGTGCATTTGCATAATCAACAATGTAAAATGCATTGTTTGTGCTGTCCCACATCACAATGCTACTTTTCCCCATTGCACTAACTCCACGACGACCTGAGAAGCTACCTGCAGCTACTGCTTGTCCAGGAGTAGTTATTCCTCCTTCGATTTTGTAAGTTTTGTCATGGTAACTGTAGAAGCAAGTTTTGCTTCCATATGATACTGCATATCCTAATCTTTCAATATCATTCGTTTGTGCAGATTCAACATTGCTTTCAACTAAAATTCCTCTTTGAAGCACGTTGTCTCCTATGTTGTAGTTTTGCCACCAGTCTGCATTTTGTCCTGCTTCAATATAGATTACACGCATATTGTATTCCGCATCTCTGTAGGGTATCCACATTCTGTCTTTGTCATTGCAGATTGCGTGACTATTGAAATATCTTGGGTAGCCATTCGTGTTTGTGTTGTTGTTTCCATTGTAATAATCTCTATATCCTACGAAGATGTCTCCATTATCCAATACTTTAACAGGCCATCTTCTCCCTTCAACATAGAAATTGCTCGTCTGAGCTCTCCACGTCATTTGGTAGATGTATCCGCTTGTAGGAATGTATCCAACTCCATAAACGTAGTAATTTGTGTCCAACATATCTCCTGTCCAGATTACTCTAAAATTTTTATCAAAGAGAACAGGTTGTCTGTGGTGACCCCAGTCAGTAAATCTTTGTCCTCCTAAATATGCAAGGAATCCTCTTAAACTTGGGACATACTGCAAGCTATGTACCATATACCAATTTGAGAATCCTGAGTTAGCCTCATCAAGTGCATTGATCCATTTGACAACATTCAAGTTCTCATCCAAAACCATAATGTCGACACTTGAAGTAAATCCTAATTTAACATTGGCTTTATACACGGGAACATAGAGATAATTATCGTCATGAGTCCAATGCAATGGATGACCACACCATGTTCCACTATCTTTGTAGAAGCTATGGGAACGAGTTCCTGTTGGATCTGTATCATTTGGGTTTGCCATCCAATCTTGAGCCCAAATTTGGGCGTGGATTTTAGCTCCAGTTTTAGGATTGATGCTTGCAATACCCCACCCCAGTTCTCCATAGACTGCATATCTTAGCCATGTGAGTATTTTTCCTTTCCAATAATATGTTCTTGTTTTCCAGTCAAAGTTTGAGTTTCCACTTACATCAGGTAATCCTGAAACATTGACTTGTCCTCTTGGAAAATCAATTGCTTCCCAAAAGCCATGCATGTTTTCTCCATCATTTACCACTTCAATTGTGTCGTTTAGTCCATTTCTATCCCAGAACTTGTCCACAAGCATATTAGTAAACGGAATTTCCGTTGGTAAACTCATAAGTGCATTCTGTTCCAACTCATTTAATGCAAGCTGTACTATCTGACCTTTTATTGTAGTCAATTCATTCTTTGTCTTATCTGCATTCACAGCAAACGAATTAGGGATTCTTACATCAAAAATATTCGAATTTGTTATTGCAGTAAGCCCTGCTGGAACTGTGATTATTGCCAAAGCATGTTTATTTGCTGGTAAATCTGGTGGTTCAACAGGATTCTGACTTTGAGGAGTTCCCTGCACTAATTCGATTTTCCCAGTTTCACCAACAACAATAAGATCTTTTCTTTCATTGTTTGGATCGGCTGTCGGCACAAGGACATGTGTGTCAAACTCTACAAAATCAAAATAGAATATGCGAGTTCCTGCAGTCCATTGTAATCCATCAAACTCGAAGATTAAAGATTGAAATTTATTCTTCTGAACATCATTTGCAGGAAGATCAACAAGTATCCTATTCCATTGACCAGGTGTTAAGGAAGCAGCTGATACTTGAGTCAGTATGAATTCGCTTCCGTTATTTTTGTATTTGATATAAAGATCGTTACTCATTGCTGCAACAGGATAAAATCTTAAAATCAGTTTGTTTCTATATTTTATATCAAGAGAATCATATTCTTTGTAGATTCTGTTTTTGAATTGGCTTGTTCCATCGTGATTCCACGTCATTTTTAGTGATTTAGAGCCTTCAAATACAATGGATGTTCCTTCACTGAGGGCAGTATGTTCTGCAGATTTCCAACTAATTACTCCGCCTTCAAAATTATCCTGAATATGATCTGCCCACGTTTGCCTTATATCATTAATCCAGCATTGTCCTCCACTTGGAATGTTTACTATCATGTTTTCAAAAGGCAAAACCTTGAAAGAATTCTCTGAACTAACTCCAAATACTCTGTATCCCCTATTTACATTCTCAACAGCAGGAGCCCAAGCAATTTCATTATTTTTTATTTCATAAGCCATACTATTCACCTCATATTTCTTTCTTTATGTTATTTTATTTCAATTACAATATCAATTAGCCATTCGAGTAATGCAGATTTATTCTCTGCAGGGAAATTGGTGATAACAAACAGAGTTCCTCCACTTGGAGAATCAAGAAGTCCAAGTTCTGAGAAATCGCTCCCGTTTCCTTCGCTTGATCCGATAAAGCATTCAAAGTCTATGCTACCTGTTTCTTGGTCTATGGTTTTGTCTGTGACATCTTTTCTGAATACTTCTTGGCCAAGACTTGTCGCAAACTCAGTATCTGTATTCTGTCCACTGCCCATTGCAAAATGAGTTACTTGGCTCTTTAATGCTTCAAGTAGTTGCTGTTTTCCTGTGTTTGTCAGTACCATTTTTCTTACTCGATCTTTATTGTGTATTGATAGACTATTTTGATGTAGCTCGTCTTATTGATGCCTTGATGAGTAAATCTTGAGAACATTCTATTGTCTGCGAAGAACATTCCGATTTCTGAAAGTGTGTTTCCATTGCCTTCAGTAAAATCGACAGTTAATTGATATTTGACTTCTTTTACTGAGGGATATCCAACACTGTCAAATGCTTTGGTTGGGACTCCAGTAGAGAAATTTACAGGTGTTTGAAGTCCTGTGTCTGCTTCAACTGTTGCATTTGTTCCTGTTCCTATCTTGAAATAATTGATCAGGCTCGTGTATGATCCATTGATGTGTTTAAGCATTGATTCTATGCCTAAATTCACAACCTTGTTCATCGTATGTGAATTTATAACTCTGCCTTCTTTGTCTACAACGAGAATTTTTACTTCTCCTTTTGCTTTTAGAATATCTTTTTGGTTTACCATGTTGCCTCACTCCATTTTGATCTTGTGTTCACGACTGAAATCTGATTGTTTAGCGAGTTGATATTTTCAATTCCAATCAGTTCTTCTACAATCAACGATTCAGTTTCTGTTTTGTCGAAAGTACTTGATTGCTGTTCTTGTTGGAATTTTACCCAGCCATTTTTGCTCCAATATTTCAGCGACCATCCATTAAACTGTTCTGACCAGGAGAGTTCTGCAAAGATCTTGTCTGATGATGCGATGCTTGATGATTCAGTTCTGTTCTGAATATCTTGCTGTGCAAGTCCTCTAGGAATATTTCCCCAGTCGTCTTTGCTCCATCCTCTTACGCTCCAGAAGAAGCCATCCTCGAGTTCGTTGAATCTGAGTGATGTCCTGTCTTCTGCTGTAAGATAATCATTTATTTCTTTCAAGATAATATTTTCTGTATGTCCATAGTCGATGACTGGCTTCTTATTCCATAATGCTCTGCTGTAGATGAATTCGTTATCAAAGTTACTCAAGAATTCCTGTGCAAGAGATAACTTGTCATTGGCATGTAATTGATCAATCTCTGACTTGTCATAAACAGGTATTTGACTGGTTTCTTCGATTCCTGTTCTGCTCCACACATAATTCATACTCCACATAGGCACATGCAAAGAGTAATCTTCTTTGAGATATAATTCAAAGGAATTCTGCTCAGTAATTCCTATATTCTCATATGCAATTTTATCGAATACTCTCTGTGATGGAGCTCCTGCAGGAGTTGTCTTTGTGAATCCAATCTTTGACCAATATGGTGGACTTCCTCCATTCAAACTCCAAATTGTTGCAGTACTATAATTGGAATGCAGTGATAATCCAAACGATAAATTATCAAGATCTTGTTTTATGTTGTCAATTACTTCTTTCAAAATTGTTGGTGTCGGGATTGTGAATTCTGTTTTTCCAGAGTATGCATTTTGAGTCCATTCATTGTAACTGAATACGAGAATCTTATTTAGTTCAGGACTGAAAATTACTTCAAGATTTAACTCATGCTCTGCAAAGTAAGAAGTGTCTTTATAGACTACATCCTTGTCGCCATATTCGAAGAATGTTTGAAATGATGAAGTATTATCAACTCCCCAATCATTATGATTCCATACTCCTTCCTTGCTCCATGTAAACCCTTGAAGTAATGATCTTTTTTTTGCAGTTATCCTCTTAATTCTGATTGTTATCGTGTCTTCAAATGTTGTGAGTTTTGTAACTACCTCAACATCACCTTTCAATAATTCCTCAACTTGTTTTAATCTCAAGATGATATCTTTTAGAATGTTAGATCCTGTTTGTGTTGTTTGTGCAAGTTTAAGAGATGAAGTAAATCCTTCTCTTTTAGAGAAAGAATAAGAGCATTCCAAAACTTGCATAGAGTGATTTATTCCTTTTGAAAGATCTTTGACAGTAATGACTTCTCCAACATTAAAATCAACACTTGCAGGAGCATCTGCCTCAGCTATGAAAAGAGGTTTGCCGTATTGTTTAATGAATTCTCGTGCATACTTCTTGGCTTCTGATTTCTCTTTAATATTTTTATTCTTGATAAATTGAACTTTCTCTCCATATTTTTTTATTGATGCAAAGTCAGTCGCTTCCACTTTAATCGGAATATCATAGGTGTAATCGATTACAACTTGATCCATTAATGCAGGAGTATTGACGAGAGTTACTTTCTTCTCGAAGAAATCAACAAAGAACTCTGGATTTTGAGAAATTCCCTCAACACCACCAATAAGATTTACTCCATTAACACTCACTCTTGTGTTATGTGGTTTGAAGACGAGACTGTATTCTTTTGTTACTCCATTACCTGTAAATCTTTGTGTTTTTGCAAATTCTCTTTTATCTCCTTCAACAATTACTCTGTTAGCCATCTGGCTTTTATCTTCAATAAAAACCAGTGTCTTGAGATTAACTCCTCTCTGCAAAACAAAATCTGATTCTATACTTTTTCTTATCTTGCAATGGAATTTTATTAATCCCTCTCCATCACTTGTCACCCAAAAATCAAATCCAATAAGTTCTGCAAGATATTCGATGATCTCGATAATTGGCTTATCTTCAAAAGCTATTTTCTCGACAATGAAATCATTATCATCGAAAGAATCAATATCCCAAGTGTACTCGGGAATCTTTTCAGAAAGTATATCTTTGATTATATCGACAGCTTTCTCTTGAGCAAATGCATCTGTGATAAATCTATTTAGCATGAATGATGCAAAATCTTCTGCTTCCAAATCAAATTCTTCTTTCGTATTTGTTTTTTTTATGCTCTGAACAAGCCCATCAAATATGAGTTTGAGATTGTTGGAATCATATCCTGCAAGAATTTTTATTTTTGCTGATGAATCTAATTGTTGCAGAATGAGTAAAGCATTATAGTCGACATTCAATGATGCAGTATTTGTTCTCGATGTAACTCCAAGATTTGAGTCCCATTTAGTCACATAACTACTTATTTCTTGCCAACCATTTCCTACGTCAAGGAATGCTTTAAATTTTGGTTTATGCGACTCATTCATGTTTTCATCAGTTACTAAATTCTGTCAGTACGATTGTAAATTCCCATGGCTCTCCACCTTGTTCAGGAATATCTATGTCTGTGATGACATATCTTCCATTGAGATCATCCTCATAGCCTTCTGTATCAAGATAGAGAATTGTACCATTGAGTGTGAGACTTCGTATGATTCCTTTATTCGATGCTTTTGTTGCATGACTTCCAAGAAGTTTTCCTGATAACACAACATCTCCGTCGCTTGATCCAAGAAAATGTCTGATGTTACCTCTCTTATTTGGAATTTCGTGTTCTATCCAGATCACTTTTGTCTTTGTTTCAAGCTTTGTAATTGCTCTGTCTACATTGTTGAATTCGAGCAATGTTTGTGTTTGGTTTTGATCTAAGAGTTTCATATTCTCACCAGTTGTCCGAGTTGTCTTGCTATGTATGCATCAATTTCAGAGAATAACTTCTGTTTGTCAGATTCAGATCCTGCATTGAAGTTCTGTATGTTTACGCTAAATCCTCCTGCATCTACAGCAACACTTGGTGCTTGTGGAAGTGCTGGCCTTTCAAGTTTTAGAGGAGTTAATTGCACTGGAGAAAACTGATTCAATCTCTGAACATTGACTCCTTTGAATAAAGTCTCAGTTTGAGCAACTCTTTTAGTATTGCCTTTTTTGTCAGTTACAGTTTTGTATGTTGTCCTTGTAATATCTCTTGACAATATATCTGCTGCTCTATTATATTCTGCAATTAACTTATTGACGACACTTACAAGTTGATTGTAAAACTTTCCCAGATTTGTCAGGATTCCATTCATTGCTTTTTCAGTAACATCAATCACTGCAAGAAACATGTGATGCCATCCTGAAACAAAAGCAGTATGAATTTTCAAGACGAGATTCTGCATGAATGCAGGAACTATTCTCAAGACATACAAATCTCTGATAAATACTGCAATGAATTCTTTAAGCGAGGAAATCATACTCGCAAAGATTGGCTTGATGCTCGAGTCAAATACTGCAGCAGTGGCTTTCATTCCATCTGATAATCCTGTGAAGAATGCAGCTCCAAAGTTTCTTCCCATCTGAGATGCTTGTGCATTTGTTGGGAATACTGAGAGGACATCTGCTTTTGATTGTGCAGATGTTACAGGATCTTTGAAAGGCATCGTAAAATTCGATGCTGCCTGAATTCCTAAATCAGATACATCTATCGTGGCCTGCTTGAATGGTTGAACAGCACTTTTTGTTACGGATGCACTCTCTTGAGCAAGTGCTGAAGAACTTGCTTTTGCATACGATGTGACGGATACGGATTTTTGTTGGACATTGGTTTGAGATACAGTTGTTTTTTGTGCATCTTTTGTGAATCCAGTCAGGTTTCCGAGTACATTCTTGTCTAACTTGAAATCTTCTCCAATAGCTTTATTCAGAAGAGGAATCTTCTTTACTACTTTGATAAGTTCATTGATTAAGTCGATAAATATGTTTATGATTGAGTCTATTGCACTGACAAATGATGTCAGAATAGACACTCCGATTCTTTTAGCTGCTTCTCCAACTTCATTAAATGCGGAGAATCCTTCATCCTTAAATCTCTTGAAAGCATCTGCAACAATAAAACCAAATTCAACAATTCCTCCAATGAGATCTCCTACAAAGTTGAGTATTGCTCCAATAGCTTTGAGTACACTTCCAACTATTGTCAAGACAAGTTTTAGAGGAGTAAATAGGAAAGATACTGCATTCTTGATTATTTCAAATGTGTTGAACCCCTGATCTCCTGCATCTCTTATGCTATTTGCAAATGGTTTGACAACAACTGCGACAAGACTTGCGAGTATTTTACCGAGTCCATTGAAAGTTTCTTTGATGCCTTCCCAAATTGGTTTAATGAGAGTTCCTATATCTATAAGACTTTCTTTGATTCCTGCACCTATTGCTGTAAGAACTCCTCCGATGAATCCAAATATTGTCCTGAAATCATCTCCGAGTCCTAAGAAGTTTTGTCTCACTTGATTTACGAACCCGATGATTGTTCCTATTATGGCCACAACAATAGCAGCAGCTACTCCTGCACTTACTCCGAGAGCACTGCCTATTGCAGTGAATATGCTTCCAATGCTTGATCCAATTGTTCCAAGTTTTGCAAGAAATCCTCCTGTTGTAGCTGTCGCTGTTGTAGCTGCACTTCCTACTCCTGTGACTTTTGCAGTTATTCCAGCAAGTCCAGTGGTGAGTTTTGCTGTTCCTCCAGCAAGAGCACCAATAGCTTTTCCAGAAGATAACAAGATATTGATGAGTAATCCAAATCCACTGAAAATCTTGCTTACGACATAGATTATTGGTGTAAGAATCGGAGTTAATAATACAAATCCAGCTGCAACAGCACCAACAGTAGGTCCTATTTTTTCAAGAACATTTCCAAGACGAGAAAACATATTGCTTGCATTCTCAATAAGATTGCTATTAAGGACTCTGGTGATGAGTTCTGCTCCACCTTTTACCACACTTCCAAGAACTCTACCAACCACATTTCCAAAGCCTTCTGCATTGCTTTGCATAGATGAGAAAGCAGTGCCAAATGCTGATTTTAATCTGTCAAGAATGTCTGGTGTGAATACTTGTTTGAATCCTTCTCCGACTCCTTTCAAGAAAGACTGAATGAGCCTTATGACATTTACTATTTTATCAGCAAGTTTTTCTATTCCATCTCCTGTTGAGAAGTCTTCTACTGCTTGCTGAATATTCTTTACTATGCTTGATAAATTGAGTCTTTGGGCTATTGCTCCACCTATTCTGATAAATGCAGTTGTTACAGTATCTTGTAATTCTTCAAATGCACTTCCAAGATTTTGAAGAAGTGTTTTGTTCAGGGTTTGTGCATCTTGATTTAAGGCATTGATGCTTAATAGAAAATTTTCAAAGTCAGCATCTGTTAATTGTATGATCTCTCTGAAATCTTTGACGGAATCAAGAGGTAGGAAATCAGAAAGAACAGCTTCTATTGATTCGCTGTCAAGCTTTAATGCATTGACTTCACTTCTCATATTTCTAAATATATCTCTTGCTCTCTCGTCAAGTTTTGAATTCTTTAATGCTTCATCAATGCCTTCGGGTACTTTTGTCGCATTCTGAGTTAATTTCTCAAATGTAATTCCGAACTGTCGTGAGAAGCTATCCTGAGCGCTAAGTGCAGCTTTAAGACTCGATTCGTCAAGAAGTTCAGTTCTTATCTCTGTTGATGCGATTGTTTTGAATATTTCATTGAAGTTATCGAGTTCTTTTGTAAGTGTCAGAAATGCTCTTGCTCCTCTTACTTCAAAGATTTTGACAAGAGTTGTGGCTTTCTGAACTGTTGATGCATCTATTTCTTGGAATGCATCATTGAGTTGTTTAGTTGCATCTCTTAATCCAACAAATTCCTGCTGTCCCTCAGTAACTTGCTTTCTTAGATCTTGAAGCGTCTTTTCTTGCGCTTCAAGTGATTCTCTTAATTCAGTATTTTTTAGTCTTGATTCATCAAAAGCTGACTGCAATCCACTAAGTGAACTTGATAATTTATCAGGAGCTTTTGCTTCATCACCAAATGATTTCATTTGTCTTTTGGCTTCTGCAAGTTTTGATCCAAGTAGTGCAAGTTCTATATCACTCTGTCTGACTTTGTCTTTTAATGAGCTGAATTCATCTCTTGTTGCTTGGATTGTTGCTTTTGCTGCTTGGCCAGCTTCATTTAATGTAAAGAAGTTTACTCCAAGATTCTCCATTGCTTCTGCAGAATCATCAGTCGGGCTAAGTAGCTGTAATAATGCCTGGTTTAATGATGTTCCTGCAAGACTTCCTTTAATACCTACATTTGCAAGTGTTCCAAGAGCAGCACTTACTTCTTCAAGGCTTATTCCAAGACTTGATGCAAGAGGTCCGACAATCTTTAATGCTTCTCCAAGATCTTGCAAGCTTTGGGCTGAGTTGGTGAATGTAGTCGTGAGAACTGTTGCAACACCATTCATATCCTCTGCATCTCGCTGGAATGAATTCATTGCTGCAACTGAGATGCTGACTGCTTCTGCCAATGAAACATTTCCTGCAGTTGCAAGTCCAAGAGTAGATTCTGATGCTCTTAAAATCTGGTTTACATTAAATCCTGCCTTTGCAAATTCTTCAAATGCTTGTGCAACTTCTTGTGCAGAGAAAGCAGTACTTGATCCAAGCTTGAAAGCTGTATCAGCAAGTTTTTTGAAGTCTTCTTCAGTGCCTCCAGCAAGCACCTGGACTCGTCTTATTTGTTTGTCGAATTCTCCAAAACTCTTGACTGCTTTTATTCCAATAGCTGTGACTGCTGTTGCTATTGCTGTAAATCCTATGAGAAGTTTCTTATTGAAATCAGAGAATGTTTTGCCAACAGAATCAACGCCGGAGCTAAGACTATTTATTCCTGAATGTATTCTTGTCAGTGCAGGACTGACATTGTCTTCGCCCTTGAAAGTAATTCTGACTGATTCAACCATTGACATTTACCCATAGTGTTTTACCCCGTCCTCGCAGGAATTATTTCTTCCTTGATTTCTTGATCTGCTTGTTTTTCTCCTTGATTTCTTCATTGTATGCTGATATCATGAAGTAAAACTGTGGCATTGTCAAGGAATGTATTTGTTCCCAGCTCATCTGATAGTGCCTCAGAAGGATGTATATCAGTTTACCTTCTGAGGATTTGGAAAACTTTCAGATTTCCTCTGGGACATTTTATCAAGTCCTGATGCTTTGGATATTGCTTCTCCAAGAGCAGGAACAAATCCTAATGGCAGTTTGTCAATCTGATCATCCGTCAGTCCTGTTGCTATCTTGATCATTTCACGAGTCATTGTTGAATCATCCGTACCTTTTGATTGGATCTTGCTTACAGGTCCGAATGTGACTGGAGCTATTTCCATCTCTACAACTCCATCGTCATAAGGTACTTCGATTCTTTTCTTTTCACCAGTCTTGTTTAACAAATCATTAATACTCAATTTTTGCATAATCACACACCTCCAATTGTTTTTATCTCAAGTTTGGGTTTGGAGTGTTCCTCGACACTCTGTTTATTCACCAATAAACCCACTTGGTGTTCTACAGCTCTCAATCGTGCATCCATTCCATAGAGCATGTCGAAAGCTTTGGCTTTTGAAAGCAAAAGATGTATCCCTGCAGAATGTTTTCCTCCTGCATTCTTCTTGCAGTATTCAAAGAATTCCGCAACAACATCTTTGTGCATATTGTATATCTTGATGTTGCGAAAGTCTGTTTGTTCAAACACTTCTGCGGATACCGCTTCACTTTCTTTTTTCATTGTTTCAGTCATAATCATTTACACAACTGCTTTTTTGATGTGAGTTATTGTCACATCTTCAGGTTTCACGTTGAAGCTGAATGTTTCTTCATAGATTCCTTCTGCTTCGTTGCTGAATTCGTGATCTGTTGCGATACAGTCTTTGCATTCTATTTTCATCTGATTGCCTTTTGCATCAGTGTAAAGGAATTCTGCATCAAACTTGATCCTGTTAGTTCCAAGAGTCACAGTTGTGGTTGTGTCTCCTGTTGCAGGAGTATCTGCAGTTTCTTCAACATCGCCGAATAGCTTTGAGATGAATTGTGCATCATCTGTGATAAGGCTTAGGCTGCCTTCAACAAGATCAAGTGGCTTCTCATCAAATATTGTGAAATTGCCTATTGTCTTGATCTGCTCTACATCTCCGCTTGTTGACAAGCTCCATTCTGTCACGTTCTTGCTCTGAACTGTGTCGATCTTTATGTTTCCTTGAGTTCCGAAAAATATTGCCATTGTTAATCATCCTCCTAGTTTTTATGCTCTGATTACAGGTCTTTGAAATCTAACTGTAATCTGTTTTCGAAGTATTCCTTCAGGTACTTCGGAATTGATTGATTTCATTCCTATACGTTCATAGTTGTGCAGTCCTGAGACTGCCATCACATCTTGCATTGTTCTCAACACATCAACAATCTCTCGAGCAATAGCATCACGAAGCTTTGCTCCTTCAAACTGTTCATCATCACGTTCATATATCAATCCAGATTTTATCCACACATTGATATCAATGTTTACTGATTGCATTTCATTTGACGTGCCTACACTCATCTTTTTTGCTGGCTCATCATAATCAGTAACAGAGACTCTTGGATAAGATTCATTTCCTAAGTTTACTTTTGGAAAGTCAGGGTATATCCAGCTTGAAGTGCGAGAAGTATTGTAATCGTATAGGTTTGATCTCAGGAGTTCCTGAACTATTATTATTGGCTCTTTTTCCATTCTTGGCTTCCTCGCACTTGAAGATTTGCCTGATCTTTTACTGATTGAATTTCTTCTTGATTGATGCTGTGACTTCATTTTCCACTCTTGGAAAATTCTTGTTCACTGCATTTCTCATGAAATGTTTTGGCTCGATAAATCTTGTCCCTTCTTCTTGGAATACACCATAAAACACTCCGTCAGCAATGTATCCTGTTGTTTCATCTTCAAAACCAACATTGAGTGACGCTGATAGTATTCCTGTGTCTTTTGGACAGTTCTCGTATGCATCCCTGTGTATTACAGGGAGTACTTTTCTGATGCTTTCATGAACTTCTTTTTTGAAACCATCATCTTTGAGATCACTCATTTTCTTTCCTAATCGTGCAAGATCAGGACTGATTACTGTGATCTTTACCATTGCTTTAGAAATCGGTTTTTTTCTTTATATTATTTCAGCCTTAGTTGAAGAAGACGATAAATCACGTTTTCCCCTACTGTTTTCACTGTTGATTTGACAATTTTGTATTCTTTATTGTCTTTCTTGATTGTATCTGTTTCTGCTGTTGGAATTATTGATCCATATGCATTTTTAGTGTAGCATTTGATGTCTCCAATCTTGAATTCTCCCTCTGGCCTAAAACTTTCTTCATTTCCTGTAATTTCTTGCCATACAGCTTTTATTATATATTCCTGAAAAGAGTTTGAAACAAGGCTTCCGTAGTCTGAGTCTATGGTCTGGCTTTTTCTGATTAGAGTTACATCTACTCCGATGTCATAATCTACGATCTTGTCAAAGTCTTCTGATTCGATTTCCATTGTCTCAAGGTTGTTGTGGAGAGTTTCCACCATAGTTGGTTGTGGGAGCTGGACACCCTTTTACTACAGAGCCACCTACAAATCCACCTGCATCAACGCCTAAGTAATTCTTTAATGCTGCAAGGCTTTCTTTTGCATGATTCTCGAAGATTTCTATTTCATCAATAGCTGAGGAGTCTATGTTCTTCTTATCTACTGAGAACTCTCCTATTCTGTATGAGATGCCTGCTGTTGTTGCTTTTCCAGGTCCACTCATTCTTAGCAATAGTTTAATTGCTGATAGGTCTGTTGCTATTTGTTGGACTGTCGGATAGATGTATTCTGTTGCCTGGAATCCTTGTCCTATTCTTCGTGCAGATAAGTCTATAAAGTTGCTTGATTCCCTAATCCATTGCTGGATATCACTATCTAAAATGTCAGAGGGAAGATTAACACTTCCAACTCTTGACTTTACAAGTTCTGATGTTGTGTATTCGTTTGTCATTTATTTTGCCTGTTGAATTGCTTTCTCAATTCCCATCAATGCTGATATTGCCACACCTACATAGAGGGTGTATTTTGTTGGAAATAATTCTGGATTATTTTGCAAGAACTCGACTGCAAATTGCAGAGCTGCAATAAGTGCTGATGCACCCACTCCTTTTCCGAATCTTTTCAGTCCATTGATTATTCTTTGTTTTGTGTCATATGTTGTTTCTTCTGCCATTTTTATGTACCTCCTACTTTTTCTTTCTTGAAGACGGCAATTATTTTGCCGTTCCATAATTGACTCATGAAAATTAGTTCCCATCCATTATTGCCAAGATCATTAAGCTGGTCTTCTGATAATTCTTTGACTCTTTTGTGAATTACTTTGTACTTCCAATTTGCCATCTTAATCACCTGGAGGCTCTATATCTATTGTACTGATTGCAGTTCTTGATTCGAGAGCCATTTCTGATTCTGCAGGATTAAGTTCTATGAAGATCTTCTTTCTCTCAGCAACTCCTTGATTGTCCATAAGCCATTTTATTACGGTGCCTCTCGAGTCTATGCTGTGAATTATTAGTGAGTTCTTCACGTATTCAGTGAGTGATTCTATTTCTGTGATTTTATCTTGAACTGTGGTCATTGTTTATTCCTCATACCCTTCAAATCTTCCAAAGACTTCTTTGCTTCCTCCACCAAGATTTGTTCTTCGCAGAATTATCTTGTGAGTTCCATTCCCAGTTATCTTTTCTGATAGGTCAAACTTGTCAGAGTTTCCATTGACGTAAAGTGTGGCAATTAATATGAGTGTAACTCCATCACCTGAGGGATTGTCATAAAGTGTTACTCTGCATGCACTGTTTGCTTCCTGACTTCCTGCAAGAAGCCTGCCTATCACAAGACTTTTTCCATTAGTTATTGTATATGCAGAATCAACATTTCCTGAGACTGTTCCGAAGGCTGTGATTATCACGGGGGTTGTTAGAGGTGGAGGCGTGGCAGGAGGAGTTGCGACAAGCAGCCTTCCAGAGCCGTCTACAGAAGCTTTTAGCAATGGATTTGATGCATCTCTAATAATAAGAGATTCATACTGAATAAGATCGTTTTTTATGTGTAATTTTCCATCAGCATCTACTTTGGCACGATAATCATTTAGCGGATCTTTTATTGAGATAGTGTCAACATCTACTGTGCCATTGATGTTTGCATTAATGCTTCCGTCTGATTCTACTTCGATGGCACTAAGTAAGTCTCTTAATTCAGAAATCAATCCTTTCAATTGTTCAAGATATTCTGTGTCGATTCCCATTATTCTATCACCGCCACAGCGTTTCCATTCAGAACAACAGGTGCAACTCTCTCTCGCAGTAAGAATCCTTTCTTGCTTTGCCAAGGATCAGAGTAATCACTTATCTCAAGAGAGACTCTTTCAATAATCAGTCCAGCATTTGCAGAGTCAAGAATTATGACAATATTTTCAGGCACAGAAGTATCGATAATGACTTCAATAGCATAAGCTAAGAGTTTCTCTTTTAGTTCATCTCTTTGTCTTAATGTTTCTGCAATTTGCGGATTAATAAGAATTGCATCAGGATGGTACTTATTGTCTTCAATAAATTTTATTGCAGAAATAAAATTGTCAAGTATTGGCTTTTCTCTTACATCTTGTTTTGTTTCAGCAGTTATCTTTTTTCCTGCTCCTGCAATCAATGTTTCAACAACTATTTTATTCTCTATTTCTGCAAGAATAAAACTTTCCTTGATTGACTTTTGAAGCATTTCATTTAAGTCATTGTCTTCAAAACATTCCTCAGAAAATAGAATTGTTGCTTTAATGGTCAGAGGGAACACAACAACTGACTCGACATCAAAAAGAGATATTGGAGCTGTACCTAAAATAGGTACAATTGCACCGTTCACATTTTTGATCTTACTTATCTTTACTGCAGAGCCATCCTTTTGTTGTTGCAGTCTTAAAACTCGTGGACCTATACGAAACTTCCCTGCTTCAAGCAGTACCTTAGACTTGACAGTAGTTAGATCCATGTAGAGTCACCTATAAAAAAATAATATGATGACCTATTTTACAAGGTCATCTTTGAGACTGCATTGTCATCAAGTACTGCAGGTGCTACTCTTTCAGTAATTGTTACTCCAGCAGCAAGATCTCGCAATGGATCTGTGAAGTTCTCTGTTGAGAGAGGTCTTCTTTCAACCAATACACAAGCTCTGCTGTCTAAAGCAAGAATTGTGCCTGGTTCTACTGCAGTGGTTTCAACTACTTGAAGTCCAGCAACATTTCCTATGATTCCTGTCTCATCAAGCCTGTCAAATGCCTTATAGCCCTTACTGATAAGATCTTTTTCAAGCTTTGCCAAGTCATCAGGATGTGCAACAAGCCATGCTGCTTTGTAGCTGTGCCTATTTACTCCATTTCTCAGGGTGACAACGTCTTCCTGAACAAATTGTCCCGCAGTCTTTGGCGAGACTGTATTCGATGTGTTCATCAATACTCGGAAGATTTCCTCATCTTCTTTTCTTGCCACATCTTCTGCAGCCATGTCAGCTTTCAATCTGACAACATCAAAGGCAGAATCTTCGATGGCTTCTTTTGGAATAGCAAACGCTTTTCCGATCTTATATGGTGTTACAACAACTTCGTTGAAAGTGCTGACATCCATAGGGATTGCTCCCAGTTCTGGAATCACATATGCTTGTCCTGCTCCCATCTTAGGGATTTTCAGTGCAGATCCTTCACTCAAGGTTATGAGTTTCACGATCTTTCTTCCTACTCTTTCTCTGCCTGCAACCTTAAACACGTTGGAGTCGATGACTTCCTTGATGAGAGGTGCAGCGTCTTGGCTCGAAAATAGTTCTTGCATTGTTTTCATTTTGCCTCTCCTCCTCTTATTTCACGATTTTTACAGGAATCTTCCTTGTCACTGGGCTACCGCCAGTCGAGTTGTCTATCTTCTCGTATGCTTTGGCCACTGCGACTCCTGTGTTTTTTGCTTGCAGTGTTGCGTTGTCTTTGACTTCAAGTTCATCCCCGACATTCAGGGTTGCTGAAGCTGCGACTGATACATCCACATAGAATGTTCCGATGCATCCAATTGATGCAGGGTTTCCTTGTGGAGTGTCTTTTAGGCTGACTCCAAGTATGTCTGCTTGTGCAGATGCTGGCTGGACTGTTAGTCCAACAAGCTGTCCTTTGGTAAGGTTTCCTGTTGCAACGAGCATGCTTGGATTCTTTCCGTCGTCAATCATGATATCATATGTCATTTTGATTCACCTCTTAGTTCTCCATTCCCAGTACCGATGCAATTTCTTTTCGCTTGTCAGTTGCCTGGTTTGAATTGTTGATCAGGGACTTTCTGTCGCCTATGCTTTTGTGTAGATCAAGCATTCTTTTTGTCTGCTTTGCATATGCTTCAAATCCGCCCTTGTCGTCAAGTGCTCTCAGTTCATTGAGTCTTTGCTCTTTGTTTGTTTCAAGCACTCCAAGCTTTTCTTCAGCATCGATTATTTCTTTCAATGCGATGTCTCTTGCAGCTTGTTTTATCTGCTTGAGTTCAGTTGTTACTGTTTCAAAATCTTTCATCAACTTCTCGTGTTTTGCTGTCAGTTCCGAGATAAGTTTGTCCTTTGAAGATATTTCCTGATTTAGCATTGCAATATCTTGTTCTTTTGCTGCAAGCTCTTCAGCGGCTTTCTTCAATAGGGTTTTAGCCTGTTCAATTTCTTTGACTTCCGCCATTTTGATCATTGCCTCCATTTTCTATCGGGTTGATTCTTGCATCTTTGCATGCAGGATCATCAACAAGACTTAATTCTTTAAATTCGAGATTGCGAGCTATTTGGACTCCATTCTCCTCGACATTATCTATCAACACACCAACACTCACAGATTCGATGAGATTGTTCAGAAGTTTCTGAATTATATCCCCATCGGTTACAATTGCTTCAAATTCTATCCATTTTTTTGGAACTATCCATGTGGATTTGATTACTTTTCCAACGATGTCTCTCGTGCTGGTTGAGTGATCTATTCTCAAAGGTTTGTTTCCAAGACCAATATATGCTTTTTCAAGTTCTTCTGCGGGATAGAATATGCCATTCCATGTGCCTTCACTTATTGCAATTCCCGATATCCTCAGGTTTGAGCCTTCTGCAAGGACTTGATGGATCTTAAATTCAGAAAGATGTATGTGTTCAAGCTGTCGTGAAAGTGATTTGATTTTAGGAGTTACGCTGTTGTTTGCGAGAAAGTTCTCTATCATCTCCTTAGAATCTTCCTTTTTCGTTTCTACTGAGTTGATGAACTCGTAAATTTCCTTGATAACTAATTCAGCCATAGCTGAAGAATTCTATTTTTTTCTTAATATTATTTAGGGTATTGCACAAAAAAGAAGTAAAAAAATATAAAAGAATTATTCTCTTAATTGGCATCCGCCAAATGAGTCTTCCCCAGTTTTAGCTTCAAATGATTTGCCATTTAAGTCAGTATATGTAACATACATAATTCCATAATTACTACTTGAAGCCATGAATGGTTCGACATCATCCCATGCAAGTTGAATACTATATCCATCCCATGTATCAAAATATTGTAATCTGTCTTGACCTTTTAAATCGCCATTTTGGGTGTATAATAGTTTTCCTTTTACATAATCCCAATTGTCAGTTTGTACTTTCTCATACACTTTGGTATCAAAAGATCCTTCAATAGGAACTACTGTGCCGTCTGCAGCTAATGGTTTAACCGAGTAAGTGATTCCATCATCGTCAGCATCTGCATCCCAATTCTTTGCATAGTTGCAATCAATTTCTAAATGGGTTACTGTCTTAGTTAATGCATCTGCAATGTCATCTGCATCTGACCCAAATCCACCAAACATTCCTTCAGCCATTGATGCAGGAATTAATTCTGGCACGGATTCATCATACATTCTTTGAGATATTTTCCAAAATGCTTCTACATAAGGATTGTCCATAAAGTCTGCATCCTTATTTGTTGCAGAGTAATCAGCTACGTCTTTTATTGCTTTTTTAGGGATAGTCATAGAACCAAGAATCTGTTTCTTGTCATTTAAATAATTGATTTTTAGATTCTCAAAGCCTTGTGTTACGTTGTAAGTCTTTATGCTTATTCCGAGAGTGAATATATTTAAGATCATTTTGGATGTTGCATTAGGTGTCACTGTAAAGTCCATTTTTATATCTTGACCATCTTTACTTATTTGAACATTTGTGAAGAAAGTTTGATTTTCATCATTCATTGCTTTGAAATCTCGTTCAAGTTTTGATGCATCTGATGAGAATGAGTCGATGACTTTGTTAATAATCCCTGTATCTTGAGTTTTTGTCTCTTGAGTTGGAGCAGTGTTTGTTGTTTGTTCAGTTGTCTTTTGATCTTGTGCTGTTGGTGCCGAGCATCCAACCATAAAAACTACAAGAATCAAACATATGATAGCGATTACTTGTTTCATAATTTATCCCCCCCTAATTAAATTGAGTATTTAAGTAATATAATCGAAATTATTTATAAAGATTGCCAAAAATCTTACTTCATCATATTAACAACCCACCCACATCTGCATCGTGGATGAACAGGAATAATTCCATCGGATAAATGAATAGAAGTATTTTGATTTTGAGATGCTAATTCAATGCATTGCTCACAGGCATCAGGATTTACTGACATTTGCAAATTAGCAACTCCAAGTTCTTTGAAAGATTGAATATTACCCTCAATAAATGCTCTCTGTAATTCTGTTCTTGCGATGAGTTCTGCTCTTGTTCCTATGCTGTTAAATCTGTCAGCAGCACCACCGTATTTCTCAAAGATAGCCTCGATGTCTTCTTTTAGTTGTCTTGCTCCTTTCCTGGCCATTATGCCATCACGTATTGCTATTTGCGTGGCATTAAGAAGATCCTCGTTCACTTTATTGGCCAATTGACTGGATCGTAAATCAAGAGCTCTGATAGCTTGTTCGTTAATTGTGCTTTTGACTTTTATTCCTGCAACTTGAGGATATTGTTTCTTGATAAAATTCTCTCCCAGTTTGATTCCTTGTTTGAATTTCTTCTTAGAATCGATGAATATGGCAGCAACAAGTGCATCTCTTTCAGGTCCTAGAAGTTCAGAATCAATAAGAATATCTTCTCTTGCCATTGATTGATTCTCATCTTGAGTGTTGGAGTCTATTTCTTTGATTATCTTAGATCTTGCCTTATCCATTACTTTATTGATCTTATGAGTTAGTATTTGCTGATCTGCGATGAATCTTGACCTTATGGGAAGTGATAATTCTTTGAGTACCCCTCCAAAATCAAGTTCTTCTGTTATTTTGAAATGAAAGTCAGTGTCGGGAGTTATCATCAAATCCTTATCATTTAGGAATTGAGAAAAAAAGTCTCCTGACTGATCAGGAAAGGGTTGCTCATCCTTGGGGGGTGTAGAAATAGGTTCTAAGCCCATATCCTGCCTGACTTCATCAGGAGTTAAAACGCCATATTTCAGATAAATCTCTCGCTCTTGTGCAAGTTCAAGATCTGACTTAGTTTGTAATGAATTAAAGATCATAAATACAGGACATTCGTCAAGTCCAATTACTTTCGTGAATAATTCTTTGTGCAGCGTTTCTGCAACAAGACTCTGAATTCCTGCGATGTATAAAAAGAAGTTTTCTTGCTGAGAAACTGATGATGATCTATTGCTATATTCTCCGCTTCCTAAGAGAATTGTTTGAGGAACACCTGTCCCTGCAACAATCTGGTCTATGAAATATTTAAGATAACTTTCTCCACCTTTTAGTCCTGGAGCTTCCAATACTTTAATGTCATAATAATAGGGCGTAACGAATTCTGATTTAGAATTTATCCGCTTGTACTTCTCTGATTCTTCGGTTACTTGATCTCCTGTTGGTTGATGTTCACTATCTCCAAGCTTTACATGAAATTGTGGAAATCCATGACGGTACACTGCTTCTGCAAGTCCTATCTCTATGTTTCGTTTAGCTTCTATAATTTTGGCTAATGGCTCAATTACACCCGTGCCTGTTAGAGAATCAGCAATCGTATTTATCCTGAAATGAATTACTTGTTCTGGGGTAAGATCTATTTTCTTCGCATTTACCGTCTGAACAAACCCTGTGATACCCCCACTTTCGTCAAGATCCAATTCTCCTGTGCTTTTCTTCTTGAAAGCGATTGTCTTTGGATCAATTAATGCAAGACCTACAACTTTCTTTTTATCAGTTCTTGAATAAACAATCTCAAGATAAGCATTTCCATAAATGTGCAGATGTCTAACAATATCCGTCAATAGTTTTGGAAGTCCAACAGAATTGTCAAGTGTTATAATCTTATCTTTCATCTCTATATTTTCATCAGTGCTTTCAGAAAGAACGTATTCATATCCTTTGGATATTGCGAATGTGCTTATGATATTGATTGCTTGAAATACAAGCTGATCTGTTTTGTATATATTCTCAAGTTTTGAATAGTTTACACTACTGTAATCAATTGTCGTGGCTGTTTGCCTTACTCCCTCATTTACTTTGGAGAGTACCATCAAAGCTTTGTTTTCATTCTCCATGTTCATTCAGCAGTTATTTTTTAGGAGACTCTTTTTTAACCAATACAAGAAGTCCGTTTTTTTCTTTATAATATTTCTTTACAAAGGAATCATCAAGAACATACAATCTTACAAACCTGCTTCCTGAGATATTCTTGTCGACATATGATTGAAATACGGTGAGTGATGCCTTGACTGGAAATCGAGATAATATGTGACCGAGAGCTTTTGGATTCTTTACTCCACTTTTTTGATTAAACTTTGAAATGTACTCATAAATATGGAATGCACTTCTTTTTCTTGGATAAAAATACAGTAATGCCTGCATTATTCTTTTATCCCTTCTGCTTAGTTTTTCTGGATCGAACATTTTCATAATACCTCCTTTTTACCTGACAATGCTTGTGACAAATCCTGCAGCTTGACTGACTTTCTTTGCAGATTCTCCTGCATAAACAAAAGCGATAGGTATGTCAGGATGCACTCCTATCTCTATGATCTTGCCATCTTCCAGTGCAAAGCTTCTGAATTCTTGCTCGAGAATCTCGTATCTTTCTTTTGCTTCATCACTTCCGTAAGGTATGATGATTTGATTGTTTTCAAACCATGTCGTCATTCTCAGTATGGCGTTTGTTTTAGAGATAGAATTGTCAGTGTCTCTTGATCCTGTTCTTAGAAGTTTGATCGGCAGACCTAATGATTGAAGATCTTTACTTATTGCCATGATGCTGTTTTCTTCTAAGGCCATTATGTCATAATCATAAATCGCATGGAGTTCTCTTAATTTATCGACTTGTTGTTGTCCTGTTAATCCTTGTGCTCTAAAATAATTGCACAGGACAAATCTTCCATCGTGAAGTCTTGCAAGAGTCAGAAATACGGAATAGTTAGCATTCTTTCTTTCAGAGAAAGCAAAGTCAGCCCCACAAGTCAATAAAGTAACATTGAATCCATATCTTTTAAGGTCCTGCCTGTTTCTTATTAAGTCGATAGAGTCACTTCTTGCTCTTAGCAACCATTCTCTTTTGAAGATGCTACTCTGGTCATCAATTGGATTTAGCATATATTCACATTGAAATCGCAAAGATCCAATGGTATCTTTTATCCTCAATAATTCTTCAAAAGATCTTCTCTTAGGAGACAATACTTTCTTTGTTTCAAAGTCAAGTATTGCTGGATATGCTTTGAAATTAAACTGTTTATTTGATTTTAAATCAAAAAGTATATCTGAGAATCTTAATGGAGTTCCTATGACTGTGATCTTGCCTTTCTTTGCAGTGGAGCAATTGAATACTGCAGAATAAAACTTGTTGATAGTTTGCTTATCACTTAATGTACTGTCTTCTGTAATTATATCATCACATACGATTCTATCAACGTGCAGTCCTCTCCATTTTCCTGCAATACTTCGTGCATGAACTATAGCATCATTCTTCAAAACTATCTTTTTAGAATTCCAAGAGCTTAAACTGACATTCTTATCTGCTCCCTCTGGTTTAAATTGTTGAGTTAGATAGGGGCTTACATAAAAGAAGAATTTTATTCTGTCAAATAATTCGTTTGTTTGATCTCCACTTACACTGGAAACTATTTGCTCATGGTGGATATCATAAACAGAAAAGTATATTGTAACCCATACTGTAAACATTTCGCTTTTACTGTGTCCTCTTGGAGCTTCTATTGCATTGTATTGATTGATTTCTTCAAGATCAAACCATTCTTTATAGTAATCTTCCTCCACAAAATGCTGTTCCATAAATGGAGCTAAGTATCTCTTAACAAACCCTATGAAGTTCAGATAATTCGACTCTTTGAAACTATCAAAGAGCGCTTTCTCAATTGGACTGTTTGGCAGATTCAATTGCGGCCCTCCATTCTTGCATCACTTCAGGATGCTTACTTAGAATTTTGATAGTTACATCTTTTAATATCTGAAACTCTGTCGAGAAATTGTTTATTTGCAAGTTGATAGTTTGTTCTTTTGGAGTTTTGAATTTTGCATTTTTCACAGCTAAAACCATCATCACAAAATCTTTCATTTCATTGTAGTTTTGAGAAGTCAATGTTTTCAGATGCATTCTCTGTGCCATTCTGTTGATGAATCCATCAAAATCTTCTTCTGAATTGAAATGTAATGCTTTAATCAATTCCAGATGGTTTGGAATGTTGATTATCTTGCATGTAGCTTTTGGATCTGCAGGATCATAAGATCCACACTGGCTTCTGAATAAGCAAGTATGACAATGAGGTACAAGTCCACTGTATTTGCCATGTTTCATTGCTTTGATAGCATTGGCTCTCGATCTATTTGGAGACTGGACACTTCTACCCTTGGCTCTATCTTCATCAGTTAAAACATGAGACTTATCTCCAAAGTTTTCCAATAAGTCATTTTGCCTATGTGTCTGCCTACTGGCATCAATTTGCTCCATCTGATTTCACCTGCTTTTCAAGAACACTTTTACATAGAGCTAATAGTGCCTTATTCTTGTCAGTAGCTTCTTCAAATAAGTCCAAAGCATCCATGATTACTTGCTTATCCGTTTCCTTTACAATGAACGTCAGAACAATGGGAGCTTCTTTCTGTTCTTTTTCTTGCATCTCTTCTATTTGCTTCTGTACATTAGCAGGTAGGCCAAGAAGATCCATTCTATCTTTGAGTTCTCCCTGATTGAACACTGTAAGTTTCTCAATATCCTGGAGAGTGTACCTGTCATGTATTTGCTTGAACATCAAAGCTTCTTTGTATGGATTATGACTGCCGTGTATGTTAGCGTTTAAGGTATCAACCATCGCTTCTGTTACGTCAATCTCATCAACTATAGATTCCACTTCAGTATAGCCAAGTTCTTTGCAGGCTCTAAATCTGTGAGCTCCATCAACAATGATATATCTCTCGCCGTTCTTTCTTACTTCAAGCGGTTTTCTAAATCCTTTCCGTTTAATATTCTGGACAAGTTTCAAGTAATGATTCTCATCCATCTCATTCGGATTGTATTCGTTCTCATCAATCAAATTCACACTTATTCTTTCAGTTTTCATTTTGACACCACCAATATTTCTGTTGCAGTTTGCATCTGCTCATCACTTGCAGTGATAGCCCACTTGTGTTGTATCTCATAGAGTTCTGCAGGTCTATGCTGTTGCACTATACTCAGAAGTTTTTGTCCATCAATCTGCGGACCTCCAAAACTGAAGATAACTTTCTTTATGTGCATTGATTTCTCAAGAAGTTTATGCAGGAACTTTTCTGCATCATCAGAGTTGAATTTACTTTTCTCAACATGAATTTTCTTCTGCACTAAGATGCTGTCAAGTATGTTGTAAAATTCTTCATAACTCTGACTTCCTGCATATGGAGGATCAAAGTAAACTGTATCACCCTGCACGTTCTCTAAGAAATCAAAGACATCTTTTTGATGAAACTCATTATCTTTTCCATTGTCAAAGATTCCATAGTTGATATGATCTTTTATTTGCTCTAAAGCTCTGACTGGTTTGTACATGTACTTTATGTGTGGCTTGATTACTTTGATATTGCACGTCTCTAAATCTTTTGGAATCTTATTTGACAACATTCCAAATGGTTTGTACTTTGCTAAGAATTTAATCAAGAGAAGTTTCTGCAAGTCAGTCTTTGCATTAGCAAATGCGTTGTCTATAAACTGAATGTCTTTTTCAAGCAAGAGATTTGGATAAGTTTCTCTTATGAATTTATTTTCAGTTTCTTTGAATAAAGAATAAACATCGTAATCAGTGAGTTTTGTGTTTTTATTCTCTACGATTGCTTTTCCGACCATCCTTGATCTTTCAGATATGTCGTTGCATATCACTTTGAATCCTCTTGCTTTTGCTAATAAGGAAACACTTCCTCCTCCAAGAAATGCATCGATGAAGACTTCTCCTTCTGCATGGCTCATTATTCTTCGTGCAAGTTTTCTCTTTCCACCGAAATAACTAGGTAGCGAATCGTATCCTTTCCACATTTTACACACCTCCTTTTTCTTTCAAATACTCCTGCAGGAAGAATGGAAAATTGTCTTTCCTGTTTGGTGCTCTGATTCCTTTTTCTTTCGCCCATGTCATTATCACATCGAATGTTTCTGCATAGACGTATCTTCGTTTCAGATCTTTCATCATTGTACTTCACTCTCCTTGCACAAAGGTTGTAGAGCTTCGACTATTTTCTCAAGTTCCACAATCTTTTCTTCGTTCTCCACTATCTTCCTTTTCCAGGAAGTGTTATCTTGTCTGAATGCCTGGATGTCAGCTTTCAGACGGTCTTGCATTTGTTTTGCTTCTCCCATTTTGTTTCCACCTCAGTCGATATCAAACTCCTTAGCCTTGCCTTTGAGTATGAACAGATTTGCTGTATCGATGTGAATTCTCAGAACATCGTCAGGTTTGAACGGTCCTCTTTTCTTTCCAGCAAGATCTTCAAACGCTCTGACTTTCTTGATGAAGCGAATTGTCTTCATCTGTTTCTTTGGATCTGTGATGCCATGTATTTTGAGAATCAT